GGGTAATGTGATGAAGTATGCTCAACGATATGGTAAGAAAGATGGATACAATCGCAAAGACCTTATGAAGATTATTCACTATGCAATCATTGCAATGTATAATCATGACCTACAACATGGAGAAAATAAATGAGTGAAGTTAGTATTGACATTAGTGAATTGAGAAAGCGAAAGATTTTTATTGCCACGCCCATGTATGGCGGAAATTGTGGTGGTCAATATACACGAGCAATGATTGAGTTGCAGAAAATTTGTTCTGAATATGAAATTCAAACAGAATTCTTTTTCCTATTCAATGAGTCTCTGATTACTCGTGCCCGAAACTATTGTGCTGATGAGTTTATGCGGAGTGACTACACACACTTAATGTTTATTGATTCCGATATTGGTTTCAATCCACATGATGTTCTTGCTCTTGCAGCTATAGCTGATCCAGAGTCAGATAAAGATATTGTTTGTGGTCCATACCCTAAGAAGGTTATCTCGTGGGAAAAAATCAAACGAGCAGTTGACAAAGGTTTTGCTGACGAGAATCCTCAGAAACTTGCCAACTTTGTTGGCGACTTTGTTTTCAATCCAGCAGATGATCGACCAGAGATTCCATTAAATGAACCAGTTGAAGTTCTTGAAGGTGGTACTGGATTCATGATGATTCAGCGTAAAGCATTTGAGAATTATGCAAAAGCATATCCAGAGTTTTATTACAAGCCAGATCATATTCGTTCTGAAAACTTTGATGGCACTCGTGAAATCATGGCATACTTTGATTGTGTAATTTGCCCCGACTCTAAGCGTTATCTGTCAGAAGATTATATGTTCTGTCAGTGGGCACGTAAGGCTGATATCAAAGTGTGGATGGCACCTTGGATGCAACTTAATCATACTGGCTCATATCAGTTTGGTGGTAGTCTTATTGACATTGCTCAGATTGGTGTATCTGCTACTGCTGATCCAAGAGAAAAACTCAAGTAAATCTCTTTACTTTTGGCGTGATTTGAACTATACTTAATTATTGATTATAACATGGAGTTAAATTATGAATATTTCTGACAATACACTATCCGTTCTCAAGAACTTCTCTGGTATCAACCAGAACCTTGCTGTTAAATCTGGCAACAAGATCCGCACTATTTCTCCTCAGAAGACAGTAATGGCTGTTGCTCAAGTTGAAGATAAGTTTGATTCGGCGTTTGCTATCTATGACCTCAATCAGTTTCTGAGTGCAATTAGTTTGTTTGAGAAGCCTAACTTTGTCTTTGAAGATAGCAATGTAGTTGTTGCAAATGGTAAATCATCGATTCGGTATTTTTATGCTGATGAGTCAATGGTGATGTCTGCACCTGATCGTGACATTGAACTACCTGATACTCTTGTTGAATTTAAGTTGACCACTGATGTTTTCAAGTCAACAATGCAAGCAGCAAGTGTTCTCCAAGCACCAAACTGGTCAGTTGTTGGTAATGGCTCAATCATCGAAATTGTTGTTGGTGATGTAAAGAACTCAACATCAAACAATTATCGTGTTACCGTTGGTGCAACATCTGAAGAGTTTGAAGTAGTATTCAAAGTCGATAACCTCAAGATGATGCAACGTGATTATAATGTTGCTGTTTCATCAAAAGGCATCAGTCACTTCACAACAGAGAAAGGCGATCTTCAATATTTCGTAGCTACCGAAACAAAGTAACGTTCGTATTACTTTATACTGAATTAACGTAACGTGATGATTACTTTGTGGAGATTATATTATGCTTTGGGTGGAAACTTATCGACCTTCTAAAATCGAAGACTGCGTTCTTCCAGCAGACCTCAAGAAAACGTTTGCTGAGTTTGTCAAGAAAAACTATGTACCAAATCTACTATTGACTGGTGGACCTGGTGTTGGCAAAACCACTGTTGCGAGAGCAATGCTGGAAGAATGTGGCTTCGATTATATTGTTATCAATGGTTCGATGAACGGTAACATCGATACACTACGAAATGAGATTCAAAACTTTGCTTCAACTGTGTCCCTCACAGGCGCACGAAAGTACGTCATCCTAGACGAAGCAGACTATCTCAACCCACAGTCAACTCAACCTGCTCTTCGCAACTTTATGGAAGAGTTCAGTAAGAACTGTGGTTTCATTATGACGTGTAACTTCAAGAACCGAATCATTGAGCCTCTTCATTCTCGGTGTTCTGTGATTGAGTTTAAGATTGGTGGTAAAGATAAACCTGAGATTGCTTCGCAGTTTATGAAGCGTGTTGAGAATATTCTTGCTACTGAAAATATTGAGTTTGACAAAAAAGTCGTTGCTGAACTGATCATGAAACACTTTCCAGATTGGCGTCGAGTTCTCAATGAACTTCAACGATACTCTGCTTCTGGTGTTATTGATACTGGCATTCTCGTCAATATGTCAGAAGATAATTACAAGAAACTTGTTGACTTTCTTAAAGCTCGTAACTGGAAAGAAATGCGTAAGTGGGTTGGTACAAATTCTGATGTTGAACCGACTGTGTTATATCGGAAACTATATGATACAGCGTCAGAGTTTATTGTTGATCGGTCTGTACCACAACTCGTGTTGCATATTGCAAACTACTCTTATAAGTCAGCATTCGTCGCTGACCAAGAAGTCAATCTTGTAGCCTGTCTTACAGAGATTATGTCTGATTGTGATTTTGAATAATGAAATTAAATATCAAAAATATTAGTAATACCATTACTAAAAAAGATGATCGTTATACTGTAAAAGATAACAATTATTTAAATAATTTAGTGGTAAGTAGCACAAATTTACATCCTGGTAAAAACACATCTGGTCATTTTCATTCTGGTCAAGAAGAAGTTTACTTCTTTATTAGTGGTAGTGGGTCGATGGAATTAAATGATAAGACGTTTTTAGTAGAAGCAAATACTGTTATCTTAATTCCTGATGGCGCATTTCATAAAGTTTATAATACAGGAAATGAAGATTTGTATTTTGTGTGTGTTTTTGATGGAAAGAGAGAAGACAAATGATTGTAGGAATTACGGCAAGCACATTTGATCTTCTTCATGCTGGGCATATTATGATGCTTCGTGAAGCTAAACAACAATGTGATTATCTTATTGTTGCATTACAAACTGACCCAACGATTGATCGACCAGATACAAAAAACAAACCAACACAAACGATTGTTGAACGTCATATCCAGTTAAGCGCTGTTAAGTATGTTGATGAAATTATCCCATATTCTACTGAGCAAGACTTGATAGATATTTTTGCAAGTTTCCCTTTACATATTCGCATCCTTGGGGAAGAATATAAAGATAGAGATTTTACTGGTCTTGATATATGTAAACAACGAAATATTGATTTATATTTCAATAAACGGGATCACAGATTTTCTACAACAGAGTTGAGAAAAAGGCTTTCTATAATTGAGGAAAGGATAAGTGATGTCTAACCCATATGAATATATTAATGCAATAAACTCTGGTAAAAAAATATCTAGCAAAGATTTCGACGAAAAAGGTTATGTGCCGTTTATAACTAACCGTCAGTTCTCTTATTTTCAAGATACCGTTCTTGCCGCAAATGAAATGAACGCTCATCACCATGCAAATAAGAAGTCTCAGTTTTCTTTTTTTATAAATATTGTTAGACCACAGAAACGTTTTGCTAAATGGTCTAAGACTGAACATCACGATGACCTGGAATGTATAGCCCAGTATTTTGACTATAGTTATGAAAAAGCGAAAGTCGTCATGGATATTTTGTCTGCCGAAGATATAAACAATATTAAGAAGAAACTTGAAAAAGGTGGATTGAAAAAATGAGTTTTGATATTAATAGTCTTGTGGAAGTGCGACTACGCAATCCCGATGACTTTCTCAAAGTCCGAGAGACCCTCACACGAATTGGTGTAGCATCTAAAAAAGAAAAGACGCTGTATCAGTCTTGTCATATTCTTCATAAGCAGGGTCGATACTACATTGTCCATTTCAAAGAGTTATTCGCTCTTGATGGCAAACCCTCCAATTTCTCTGAGTCTGACATGGCTCGTCGCAATACAATCACAAACCTACTCAAAGAGTGGGACCTAATTGAAGTTGTGATTGAATCGCAGACAGAGAATCCAATCTCTCCAATTAGTCAAATTAAAGTGCTTCCGTTCAAGGAAAAAGACGAGTGGGAACTCGTAGCCAAATATAATATTGGCAAGAAAAAAGACTAACATTCTCTAAGTCATTGATATCAAACAATTCTTTTTTTTTAAATGATGTATTTTATGGGTTGACTTATTTTCATTTTAATTATATAATGTATATATGATGAGAAATGAAAAGGAAGGAATCAACATGTATCAGATTTGGATGCGCTCTTGGGAAACCATGGAATACACTCAGCCGATCTACATCAAAGCGGACTCCGCTTCCGATGCTCTGGATCGTGACGACG